CGAGCACGTTCTTGATGCAGATCACGCAGCTCTTGATGATCCTTTAGATACTTAACAGCAGCCAAGGCTCCTGCACAAGTTACAGGACTCATGCTGGTAGTAAAGATAAACCCAGCGGCTACTGAACGGATGGCGTCGACTATTTCTTTATCGGCAGCAATATAGCCGCCTTGGACTCCATAGGCTTTCCCTAATGTACCATTGACTATGTCAATACGGGATTCTAGCCCTAGCTCTTCAACTTTCCCACCACCGTGGGGTCCATAAAGTCCTACTGCATGAACTTCGTCGATATATGTCATAGCACCGTGACGATCTGCTAGATCGCAGATCTCTTTGATGTGTCCAACATCGCCATCCATTGAGTAGACTGACTCAAACACAACACAAGGAACATGCCCTGTGAGTTGTGCATTGACTAACTTGTCCTCTAGATCTTTTAAATCGTTATGCTTAAAAACCTGCTTGCTAGCTCTACTGTGGCTGATACCCACAATAATACTGTTATGATTGTTTGCATCACTGATAAACTGAATGTTAGGGATAATTTTAGCTAGCGCAATTAAAGACCACTCGTTGGCCACATAGGCCGAAGTAAACAATAATGCACCGGTCTTGTTATGTAGCTGTGCTAGTTCGTGTTCTAGTGCTACGTGATAGTGACTTGTTCCTGCAATATTACGAGTACCACCCGAACCTGCGCCAGTCATGTCTAATGCTGTGTGCATGGCATCGAGTACAACTTTATTCTGTCCCATTCCTAGATAATCATTAGAACACCAATTGGTAATATTCTTAATATTGTACGGTCCGTACCAAATAGCCTGGGGAAACTTGCCGTTTTCACGTAGGATATCGTTAAATACTCGGTACTTTCCGTTTTCTTTAAGTCCTGCAATCAGCTCTTTGAAGGGTTGTTTATTAATCATAGTGACTGTATTTAACTAAATATTTAACAGAGGATTTCATTATGGACATTATCAAACTATCAGCTAACGATCATGATACGGGCGATCGAGCAGAATATGATCAAGAAGGCAAAATGGCCCGGCAGGATCTAACCACAGCAGCAGATGCAGCTGAAGAACTACGCAGCATTTTAAGTGCTGATGAAAACTTACCAGAGTGGGTGCAGGCCAAGATCACTAAGGCCGTTGACTATCTAGACACAGCCCGTGACTACATGAAAGCCAAAGAAGTAGAGCCCGTCGATGAACTAGCTCGTATTAAACAGCTAGGTGGTATGAAGTAATGGCAGCAAACGGCATTTCGGAACTAGCAACTAAAGAACTCAAGCAGAAGGCTAAACTAGATTTGGCTGCAACCAAGCGAGCAACTGATGGTAATGCTAGAGCAACATACAATATTACGCAACTACCAACACAGTACAGTGATGATGCAGTAGTTGACAATGCCAATACAGGCGGTCTAGTAATAGGACGTCCTTGGACAACATAAGGAAAATAAAACATGAAAATGTCTGACATACTACGAGACCTAGCAGACTTGCTAGATCAAAAGCAAGGCCAGGATGCTGGTATGAGTCAAAACAGTACTCAGCAACTGTGACTGCAGGACAAGTAGTGACCGTTAAAACAACAGTTCCTACTGGCGGATTCAGCATCGGCCCTGCGATGGCACTGACATTGATACCGATAACTAAGGAATAATTATGAACGAAGAAGATACGTACAAGCGTTTAGAAAATAAAGGATGTCCATGCTGGTGTGGCAAGCATTGTGGAACCAGTTGCATGACTGACGGATGTGACTGTACTGAATGCGGATGCTTTGAATGTCAAGCAACTGATGTTCAACGCGGCTACAACTAAGAGAGAAAATTATGTATAGAAAGTATATAAACATAGTAGAAGCAGCTAACAAAGGCTGTCCTATTGCCACACACGATATTGATATTAATTTAAAGAATCGTCAGAATGCTATAGATAACCACCATTACGGTCCAGCCAATCCGGCAGAGCCAGGCAATTACTGGAAAGAAGCGGCCAAGCAATGGCACATAGACGAAAAGACTGCCAAGACAATGAAGTGTGAAAACTGTTCTTCCTTTGATGTATCAGACACTATGTGGGCCTGTATAGAATCTGGGATCCAAGGCGACGACAAGGCAGTAGATGCTATGGCATCAATACACAAAGCGGACCTAGGATACTGTAATTTTTTACATTTTAAGTGTGCAGGTACCCGAGCCTGTAGTGCATGGGTAGCAGGCGGCTCTATTGACAACAAGGACCGAACACAATGAACATTCGAGACCTTATGGATATAGTAGAAGGCAAGTTTCGCAGCAAAGGCATAGAAGAATTTGTGCCCAAGAACGACGACCTTAACGATTTAAAATCACAATACCTACCAGACTGGGAAATGCTAGATCACCTCACACTTCAGGCCAAGTACGTGGCCAAAGATCACAGACTTGCACTAGAGTTTGTGGGTTTTGTTAACAGACTGTCAGAGAAGCTGGATCACTTTGCAGAAGTCACACAAGATGTATCGGAAGTCACAGTTAAGACAAGTACCTTTGACGTTAAAGGGTTAACTATATTAGATTTCAAGCTAGCCCTGTATGTAGACTACTACGCAGAAAAAAACGATATAGAACAAGTGCGTATGCAAGGCAACTTCGGTATGCACGAGGCTGCTAAGAAAGGTCTTTACTATAATGTAAACAAACGCAAGAAGGCCGGAACCAGTAGAAAGCAAGGTGCTCCAGGATCTCCTACAGCACAGGCATGGAAAGATGCTGCTAAAACTGCCAAGGATTAACACGCAACAATAGGGGGAATAACTTTGTTTGCTAGACAAGACATAACATTAATATCTAATCCAGTCTGTACCAATCCAGTCGATCTGCAGCCTAACGATTTCCAATACTACGACAAAGATGGTTTTGAACTGAATCAAGCAGAACAGAAGTTTTACGCTGCTATGAATTATCCTATAGATATACCTATACTAAATCATTGCTGCTGGCAACAACCGTGGTTCTATCTAGAACGAGATGACCTAGGACTTATATTAGATCACGCAATGTTTCTATGCCGTTGTAATTATAGCGATGGAGCTCAAAGACAGTTAGAAAAATTAAAAGCTACAGTGCCTACCGCTGACTATCTATTACGAACTCGCGTTAAGTGGGGATTCGATTTTGCACTGGATGCAGTAGCACCTTGTGGAACTGTGTTTGAAGTCCTGCACGTAGAGTTCGACAGCAATGACTACGATTACTTTAACACTCGTATGTTTAATGTAGAATATGCCATCCGCCACAATGACTGGCAAGATGCTGCTAATCGTGTTTGGAAGGAAAGAACACAGTGGCAGGATCTCAAATCGTTTGCTCAGAACGATTGGAAAGCTGAATACCTGTTAGGTTGGAAGAAAGGCGAAGACACTGAGAAAGCAATATAAATACAATGCGTGAAAACACCACTGTTATTATAAAATAGAATACCCTACCTTAGGAACGCTTGCGTTGCTTTTGGGTTGCCCGGCTGCTGGGCTAGATATTAAGGAAGTCGTGCTCCGGAATGATATCTTAAAGTGAGCACCTTTTTACGGCTACAAAATAAATTTAATTTTGTAATCAAACTGTAATCGATGCTGCGATAAATATTAGCACTATGCTAAAAACTTATCGCAGTATTTTTATTTCTGACGTTCACCTTGGCACTAGAGATAGTCAAGCAGACAAACTCAACAATTTCCTTAAACACAACACATGCGAAACACTTTATCTCGTGGGAGATATATTAGATGTTTGGCGTATACAACAAAACAAATGGCGTTGGAAGCAGAGTCATACCAACGTTGTAAGACGTATACTTGGACACGCTAAACGTGGCACACGAGTAATCTACGTAGCAGGCAATCACGATGAATTTCTAAGACCTCTTATGCCTTATGGTATTAACTTTGGTAATGTAGAAGTTGTTAATCAATTTGAACACATAGGTGTAGACACCAAACACTACCTAGTCACACACGGCGATCTGTTTGATGGTATTACTAGACTAGCGCCCTGGTTGGCATTCTTAGGCGATAAGGCATATGACTTTATCCTATCTGCTAACAGTAAATTTAACTGGATCCGGCATCGTATGGGCTTTGGCTACTGGAGCCTTAGCCAATATCTCAAAGCACGAGTTAAGAAGGCTGTGGACTTTATATTCCAGTTTGAAAAGAACCTAGTGGCCTACTGCAAGAAGCGAGGATTTGATGGTGTTATATGTGGACATATACATCATGCAGAGATCAAAGAGATAGATGGCATTGTGTATATGAATGACGGCGACTGGGTTGAATCATGCACAGCATTGGTAGAACATCACTGTGGCCGTTGGGAAATTGTAACTTGGACCAAGGAGAGCGACGATGTGGATACTGATACTAATAGCAATGCACGTAAACGACCCAACCGATCAGCCAGGGAGAGTGGAGATGCAATTTCCGGACCAACAGAGTTGCGAGCAAGCTCTAAACACGATCCAGTGGCAACTAAAGTTTAAAAATTTTAAGGTAACAGGTCAATGCAAGAAACAATGAAATTAAGTGATACCATTACCATTGTGGTACCTTGTAAGAATGAGGAAAACTATATACATCATTTGTTAGATGCTCTACGCGACCAAGATATAGGTGATACCAGAGTTATCATAGCTGACTGCTCTACTGATAGTACTAGGCAAGTTATACAAGATAACAAAGGCGCATTGCAGGTCGAAATCATCGAAGGTGGTCCTGTTTCTATAGCCAAGAACAGCGGAGCACAGCTAGTGACTACTCCTTACATTCTATTCATTGATGCCGATGTGCGGTTCTTTAAAGGCACTGTGATTAAAGATGCTGTCAATTTAATCGAGTCTGAGAACCTAGATCTCATCGGACTAAACATCAAATGCTATGACAATGACTTACGAGCAAAGATTGGATTCACCGCATTTAACTTAATCAACCACACAATAAAATATTTCTCTCCATTTGCCGTCGGAGCATTCATGCTTACTCGTAAAGATCGTTTTGAAGAGCTCGGTGGCTTTCCTGAACAGTTTTCAACTTCCGAGGACTTCTTCCTATCTAGAAAGTACAGTCCAAGAAAGTTTAGAATCCTCCGCCATCACTTTGGACAGGATAGTCGTAGGTTCAAGAAGATGGGCTATCTTGGGATGGCCAAGTACTTAATCAAGAACTTTGTCAACCGCAACAACAAGGCCTATTGGGATAGCTTGGATTCATCTAGGTATTGGAGTTAAGAATACTCGCCGGGCTGGCGGCGTATAATAGGACAAGTTAAAACAGAAGAAGAAAGAAGACACCGCAGAGGCGATACTAAACGGTATGATATTTCTAGGAGCATTTGGCATTATTATACCAGTTATCACAATTGTGTTCCAACTGATTGTTAACCACTAAATATTCCTAATAGTTAATAAGAGAGTACAATGAAGTTCGCAGATTATATAGTTGGTATGCTAGCAACAGGAATAATGATTCTGCTGTGCATAGTTATTTTAGGTGATTACATGATTGCCATGCGAACTGACAGAGTTCTAGATCCAGAAATCATCACGCTAATGAAAATGAGTATCACAGGACTAATAGGAATTATTGGCGGATACTTAGGCGGAAAACAATCATCTAAAAACGAATAAAGGAAAAATATCATGAGTTTGAAATCAATTATAAAAAGTGCAAGCAAGACAGTTAACAAAGTAGCCGATACAACTACTAAGGTTACTAACACAGTAGTAGATACAACCACTAAAACTGCAACAGACACAGCTAATGCAACTGCCAAGGCAGCACAGGACGCTGCTGCTGAAGCTAAACGTCAGGCCGATGCTGCCGCTAAGGCCACATCCGATGCTGCTGCTAAAACAGCCAAGGCCGCGACAGACACAGTAAATGCTATTAACAAGACTACAGTTAGTGCAGCTGGCCAGGCAAAAGTTGCAGCAACAAAAGGCGCAATGGCAACTGCTAACGTAGCGGCTGCTGCTATGAATGATATCGAGGCTGGCAGTAAACTTGCTGTTCACGGCCTTGAGCAAGGTGCGTATGCTGTAGCAGACGCCGGTGAATTGATTGCAGAGTGGGCAGAAGCCAACTACTGTCAAATTGGTGTTAGCATTGCTCTTGGTACTATCTTCGCAGCACTGCTATATCGTCCAGAGCCAGTTAGCGTAGCGACAACTACTGCGGCAACTGCTCCACTAAGCGCAACTGCAATCTTGTATTTGGCTGCTAAAGAAACAGTTGGTGCTGTTGCATTAGGCACCGCAGTCGACTTGACTGCACAGGCATTTGTTGAATTGATCTGGATCTCAGCAGATGTACGCAAGGCAATTGGTAACAAGAACAAACAGATCTTAACAGATGCTATTGCATTTACGCTTGCTAAGTCAATAGATGCGGCAGCAGGCGCAATGGTTATCCCGCAAAGCTGTGCTGCGGTCGTTGCTGGTATTGTAACAACACTAGTAGCACAGTTAGCTTGTGAGCGCACACTTCCAAATGGTGCTCGTGAATGGGCAAGCACTGGCGCAAGCGGTCTATAAATTATAGACTCATTAAAAAAGCCCCTTGCGGGGCTTTTTATTTGAGTACTGTCTCAAGCCAAGGCTTGCAGTTATCCCAGGTGGTATAGATATGTGCTACTCCGCCTGCTGCCTCCCATTCTTTACAGTTACTGTGTCTATCATCAATCAAGATATCGCCTGGGGTTTTGCAATGGCGCCATTTGTCAAAACTAAAAGGACCAATAGTAA